GAAGAAATGGCAGTTAACTCTCAATTATGGTCCGAAGAGAACAACGTGGCACAGAAAAAACAAACCAAATCCACTCAACTGCGAACAGCAGGAGTGTCTCAATCAGATCTCGCTACTGATTTGGATCAATTTGAAGAACCCACAGCAAACCCAGAAGCACCGACCCCAGGACAACCGGGCACAGCACCTGCAGGAGGCATTCCGGGAGTAACCGGTGGCCCAGGTGGAACCAATACATTATAAATACCAATATGAAGTTAATGGAAATGTTTCAAAATACAGCAGACGGCTTTGAACAAACAAAGAACTACAACGCCGAAGACGATATCTCTATCCTGGATGATGGTGATACTCGAAAAACTCGTTTAACTCTGAACGACATCAATAAAATGCGTCTTGCTTCTGAGCAACACGATGCTGAACAAAAACAAGAAGCAGTGTTCGTCCAAAAAATGTATGGGCAACCAGCATTTGACGACAACTTGTCTTTATAATAATAATTAAAAATATAATATTATGGATAATACAACAGCATTTGTATTAGGCAATGGCGAATCTCGTAAAGGTATTTCCGTTGCTGATCTACAGCTACACGGCAAAGTTTGGGCCTGCAACGGTGTGTATCGCACCGAAGAACCCGATGTGCTGGTGTGTGTGGATCCTAAAATGGTGTTGGAAATCTCAGAAACAGAATATCCTGTCACTCACGAAGTGTGGAGCAACTACAATCATCAGTACGACAAAGTAGAGCGAGCCAAGAATCACATACAGTTTTTTAAACCCTCTCTGGGGTGGAGCTCAGGTCCTACCGCATTAAAACACGCCTGTGATCAAAGTTTTAAAACCATATACATACTGGGATTTGATTATCAAGGACATCCTAGAGCCAACAAAGGACAATTTGCATTTAATAATCTGTTCAAAGGCACTCGCAACTACAAACCTGTGGAAGCAGATGCCACGTTCCACGGCAATTGGATGAATCAAACCAAACGATGTTTAAATGATTATCCGAACATACAGTTTATAAGAGTAACCCCTCGCAACGGATTTCGTCCGCACGATCTAGATTTTGCCACCAATTTTAAAACCCTAGATATTGAAGATTTTTTGAAGCTATATAATTTGCAGATCAAAATATAGAGTAATACAGTCATATAATTCCGTGAATGACCGTTTTAACCGCTTTTGACACCTGTTTCACTGCCTATATAGTAAATACCTACACTTATAAGTAATCAACGCATACACAAGGAGCACGTGCAAAATGTCAAACAAATTTGAACAATTATTAGAATTGTTAATTAACGAAGAGAATGATAAAGCAGAAGCTTTATTTCATGAAATCGTAGTAGAAAAGTCTAGAGACATCTACGAAGGATTAGCAGAAACTAACGAAGAAGAAACTAAAGAAGAAACTGTAGGCGAACAAGTAGAACTTGCAGATGAATCTAAAGACGAAACTGTTGAAGAAGAGTCTATCGAAGAAGTAGGTGGAGATGCAACTGATGAATTAATCAAAGACATATCTGCTGAAGAAGAAGGCGATGCTGATGCTAACGGCGATGCTGGCGAAGAAGAAGAAGTTGCTGGTGACGAAGAAGGCGATGTAGAAGACAGAGTAGTTGATTTAGAAGATGCTTTAGACGAATTAAAAGCAGAATTTGAAAAAATGATGTCAGGCGATAAAGGTGAAGAAGAAGAAGTGATACCAGGTGAAGAGGAAGCAGAAGAAACGGCTTTAGCACCAGTAGAAGCTCAATTGCCTTTTGAAGCTAAGGAAACTGTAAAAGAATACAAAATTCCTAAGTCTGCTGATAACGCTGACAAAGCTGACAACAAAAAATCTCCAATAAGTGATAAAGGCGGCAAAAAAGTAGGAGCAGATGCTAAAAACATTGCTCAAGGTTCTGCAGAAGAAAAAGGCAGACCAGCACCTACAGCGGCTAAAATCATTGGCGATGTAGCAAACACAGGCGGAAAAGCAACAGTGTCGTTAAAAGCGGTATCTAAAGCTGATGCGTCTGACAAAGCTGATAACAAAAAATCTCCAGTTGCTTCTAAGTAATTGAGATTTTAAGGAGAAAGTCGGATGTCATCATTGTACCTACGAGAACAACTAACGTTTGATCAAGCACGAGTGCAGGTTTTATACGAAGGTAAAGATGGAAAAGATCTTTATATGAAAGGTATCTGTATTCAAGGAGGCATTAAAAATGCCAATGCTAGAGTTTATCCTGTGAATGAAATACAAACAGCAGTGAAAACACTCAATGATCAGATCACGTCAGGTTATTCTGTACTAGGAGAAGTAGATCATCCAGACGATTTAAAAATTAATTTGGACCGAGTTTCCCACATGATCACAGAAATGTGGATGGACGGTCCAAATGGATATGGCAAAATGAAAATTTTGCCGACACCTATGGGCAATCTTGTTTCAACGATGTTGGAATCAGGTGTGAAATTAGGCGTTAGCTCACGAGGAAGTGGAAACATTTCTGAGTACGGCAACGGCGAAGTTTCAGACTTTGAAATCATCACGGTGGATATAGTTGCTCAACCTTCTGCACCGGGTGCTTACCCAACTGCGATATACGAACATCTTATGAATACCAAAGGTGGAAGTAGAGCAATGGGTCTGGCGGCTGAAGTTAGAAATGATAAAAAAGCACAAAAAGCCCTTACAGAGGCACTAACCAACATAATCAAAGGACTAAAATAATGTTCGACGCGATATCAAAACTAGTTGAATCAGGCGTGATTGGAGAAGACACTCAAAAAGCCATCTCTGAAGCGTGGGAATCAAAAGTTAAAGAAAACAGAGAAACAGTGGCGGCTGAACTCAGAGAAGAATTTGCACAAAGATACGAGCACGACAAAGGCAATATGGTCGAAGCTATCGATAAGATGATGACTGACAAGTTGTCCGAAGAAATCAGCAAATTTGTTGAGGACAGAAAAGTACTTGCTCAAGAAAAGGTCTCTTACAAAGAATCAGTAGGAGCTCATTCTGCAAAATTAGAAGAGTTTGTGTTGAGCAAACTTACTAATGAAGTTAAAGAACTACACGACGACAGAAAATCTGTGTCTGAAAACTTTGGAAAATTAGAGGAGTTCGTTGTAAACGCACTCGCTAAAGAAATCAAAGAATTCTCAGAAGACAAGAAATCTGTAATCGAAACCAAAGTAAAATTAGTGAAAGAAGCAAAAATTCAATTAGCAAAATTGAAAGAATCTTTCATTAAGAAATCGGCTCAAGTTGTTGAATCAGCTGTCACTAAAAAATTGAGTGAAGAAATCTCTCAATTAAAAGAAGACATCACATCAGCTAGAGAAGTTTCTTTTGGTAAACAAATTTTTGAAGCGTTTGCTTCGGAGTATCAGTCTTCTTACTTAAATGAGAAGTCTGCATCATCAAAACTTATGAAAGTTGTGGATGAAACTACTTTGAAACTACACAACGCTGAGAAATCCATCGCAGAGACAAAAGTGGTGATTGAATCTAAAGAACGAGAAATTGTTCAAATTAAAGATTTGATGGAACGCAAGGCGACGATGGCAGAGTTGCTCAAACCTTTGAGCAAAGAAAAAGCAGACGTGATGAATCAGTTGTTGGAATCAACAGAAACTGGTAAATTAAAATCTGCATACGACAAGTATCTTCAAGCAGTGATGGAAGATGCTCCTGTGTCAAGAGCGAAGAAAATTATTTCTGAAGCTTCTGGCGATAAAGCAGGTGCTCCTCGATCAGAACGAGACGATGCTGAACTAGGCAGTATCCGTGTATTAGCGGGTCTGACTAAAACTAACAACTAAACATAAAGGGAACGAAACAAATGAGTGAATTATTTGAATCAAAATGGGGCGAAACTAAAGCCGCTCTAACTGAAGGTTTGGTGGGCAACAAGAAAAAGACTATGGACATCCTCTTAGAAAACACTAAGAGATATTTGTCAGAGTCTGCTACTGCAGGTGCTACATCTGCCGGTAACGTTGCTACATTAAACAGGGTTATCTTACCAGTAATTAGACGGGTCATGCCGACTGTTATCGCTAACGAAATCGTTGGTGTACAGCCTATGACTGGTCCGGTAGGACAAATCCACACACTAAGAATTAGATATGCTGATTCATCTTCTGGAACAACGGGGACAACACCAGGCGAAGAAGCATTATCTCCATTCAAGATTGCTGAAGCTTATTCAGGAAATAACACTGGTGCAGGCGCAGGTGCGGCTACAGCGGCGTTAGAAGGTACTGCCGGAAAAAGACTAAGCATCCAAATCTTGAAACAAGCGGTTGAAGCTAAATCAAGAAAACTATCTGCAAGATGGACTTTTGAAGCGGCTCAAGACGCTCAAGCACAACAAGGTATCGACGTTGAAGCTGAAATCATGGCGGCATTAGCACAAGAAATTACTGCTGAGATCGACCAAGAAATCATTGGTTCATTAAAATCATTGGCAGGTACTGCTCAATTGACTTATAACCAAGCGGCTGTGTCAGGTACTGCAACTTTCGTTGGTGATGAACACGCGGCTTTAGCTGTTCAAATCAACAGAGTAGCGAACACTATTGCACAAAGAACAAGAAGAGGTGCAGGTAACTGGGCGGTGGTTTCACCAACTGCGTTAACTATACTTCAATCTGCAACAACTTCAGCTTTCGCAAGATCAACTGAAGGTACGTTCGAAGCTCCTACAAACACTAAGTTTGTTGGTACTTTAAATGGTGCAATGAGAATATACGCAAATGCTTACGCGATTAACGACGACGTATTGGTAGGATACAAAGGTGCATCAGAAGCAGATGCGGCGGCGTTCTATTGCCCTTACATTCCGTTGATGTCATCAGGCGTTGTGTTAGATCCAGCAACTTTTGAACCAGTAGTAGGTTTCTTAACAAGATATGGTTATGTTGAATTGAACAACACAGCTTCATCTCTTGGTAACGCGGCTGACTACTTGGGTTTGATCGATTTGTCAACTAACGTAGCAAACTTAAAATTTGCATAATCTTTAAGATTATTAAATTTGGAAAAAAGGTCACTTCGGTGGCCTTTTTTTTGACCGAATTAAACACTCAACAAAACTTTTTACAAATTAAGATAAATAACAACAGTTCAAAAGAACTTCACAATAGTGTGAAGACTTATGCGGAACTAAACCACCGCGTACCGATTAGAACTCGGATTGGACTCCTAACTAAAGGAGAAAAAAAATGGGAAGACCCGTAAAAAAATCACGTTTTGGAAGCACAGCAGGCGACTTTGAAGTCACTGGTGCATTTTCAACAAACGCAGTACAACCAGACGGAACAGGTGCAGAAGCGGCATCTACAGCATCAGGCAACTACATTGTATCTCAGAGAGGAAGTCAAAAATTTTTAATTAACTTCTTATCCACAGATGCATCAACAAGACTAGAACAAGTGTTACAACTCACAGCAGTAGCACCAGGCTCACTAACAGCTGGGCAATTCTGTGTGCAAGTCATACTAGATGACTCTACAGTAGCATATGTGTCCAAATTCTTCAACAGAACTGTACACTATGTAACTGCCGCTGGCGCTACAGGCTCAATACCTTATGTGATGTTAGCTGAAGCAACAGACGAAGGCAAAAACACAGGCGTTGGTACTATCGACGTAATATAATCATAGTAGAACACGTGCTTATAAGAATGTGGGGAGTTGTATGCTCCCCCATTTCTTTTATAAATAACAGTAATATATGGCAAAACGTATTGTAAACTCAGGTGATTATTCGATTACAGCAGGCACAGGTATATCAGGTGTCAACACCATCTCGCTCATTGCGGCAACTGTAAGAATTCCAGGACAACTGATTATTGAAGGATCACAGACTGTGATCAACTCAACCACACTATCAGTAGAGGATCCATTCGTCGAAGTCATTAGAAACAACTCAGGTTCGGACCTGGATGGTGGTATCTATGTGAATCGAGGTGGAGCTGGTAACAATGCTGTGATATTTTGGGACGAGGGTGATGATCTATTCAAACTAGCCACAACCACAAACAGTGCTTCTACATCTCCATTAACCAACATAACACTGGCAAAATTACAGATAGCAGAACCATCAGCTGGTTCAGATGCCGCTACAAAAAATTATGTAGACACAGAAATTAGTGTCGTTGCTGGATCCAGTTTTTCATACGTAGGAGATGATTCCACAGGTATCACGCTCAATGCTGGTGAGACTCTGAAGTTTGCAGGCGGTTCAAACATATCATCAGTTGCGGCGGAATCAGACACAATAACAGTTTCTTTGAATAATGATTTAACCAACATTACTTCTATAACATCAAATGCATCCAACGGTAATTTAACACTAACAGCAAACGGCACAGGCGAAATAGTGCTGAATGATATACTAACATTCACAGTAGGTTCAGCAAACCCAACTGCTACTGCATCTACCAAAATGTATAATAAAACAGCGGCAGGTGGCGGAACGGGTCTATACTTTAAAAACTCCAACATCAATTCAGGTACAGAAGGAGAATTGATAAGTAAAAAGAAAGCAACAGCGTTAGCTATTGCTCTAGGATAATATATGGCTATTACAAACTTTCAAATTTCAACAGGAACAGGCACAGAAGCATTTGCGGCATCAGCAGACACTGCTGTGACCGCAATGTACATCACAAACAAATCATCATCTGATGGCAATGTGGATATCTACGTGGTTCCGTCGGGCGACACTGTGAATGAAAACTTTAAAATCTACAATAATCTGCTGATACCAGCACAAGACACCTACGTGATTGATTCAGAAAAATTAATTCTTGAATCAGGGGACAAGATCTATATTGCGGCACCAGACTCAGCGGCACAGTTCAACGCAACCATATCAACCATAGGATTATAATCCAATGGGTAGACTTGTAAAAAATCCAAAAATAAACCCAGGTGCTTTAGCTGTAAAAATTCCTACAGTGACCACTGCACAAAGGCCCACAGGAACAAACGGAGACGTCAT